GCTTTAACGTTGTTGCAGGAACTGGAACTGGTAGTTATAATACTAGCGGTGGAAATGCAGTCTCTTATAATGCTCCTAGTATTAAATATGGCCCAGGATTTGTGAATGCATTTAACGCTATAAGTAATGGTCCTCAAAACTTCAATGCGCCTTCAAATGGTCCACAAAACTTCAATGCGCCTTCAAATGGCCCACAAAACTTCAATGCGCCTTCAAACGGCCCTCAAAACTTCAATGCGCCTTCAAACGGCCCTCAAAACTTCAATGCACCTACAAATGGGCCACAAAACTTCAATGCTCCAACGAATGGCCCACAGAATTTTAATGCACCTACAAATGGGCCACAAAACTTCAATGCTCCAACGAATGGCCCACAGAATTTTAATGCTCCAACGAATGGCCCACAAAACTTTAATGCGCCAACGAACGGGCCTCAAAACTTTAATGTCGCGAATGGTCCTCAGAACTTCAATGTCGCGAATGGTCCTCAGAACTTTAATGCGCCAACGAACGGGCCTCAAAACTTTAATCCTGCAACTAACGGGCCTCAGAACTTCAATGCGCCTACAAATGGTCCTCAGAACTTTAATGCGCCAACGACCGGGCCTCAAAACTTTAATGCGCCAACGACCGGGCCTCAAAACTTCAATGCGCCTTCAAATGGCCCACAAAACTTCAATGCACCTTCGAATGGTCCACAAAACTTTAATCCTGCTACCAATGGTCCGCAGAATTTTAATGCTCCAACTCCGGCGGTTCCAGGAAATGCAGCAAATGCGCTCGGTATTACTTTCCCCGGATCAAATGCCGGTGGTACGCCTGCGCCGGTGATAAATAATCAGACGGCAAGCTACTATTCTTTTCCGGATGGCCAATCACATTCGGTAACTGTAGCGCCCGGAGGATATATAGATATTACTATTGAATAAGTGACTTGACGAGGATTTACTATGCCATATATTATTCCTAAATATGGGAAACAATTGAATTGCTTTGCAGTATGGTCGGGAGGATTTACTCCTGAAGAAGTCGATAAAATTATCGATCTCGAAAAACTCCAAGAGTTTGAAAAAGGAAAAGTTGGGCTAGAGAAGAATGCCGCAGCTCCGGCTGAAACGCGAGATTCTGATATCTCGTGGATACATCATGATCAACACAGTGATTGGCTATTTCAGAGAATGTCAGGAATCGTTTCTGTCGTGAACTACGACAACTTTATGTATGATATCGAAGGCGTCGAAGCTTTTCAATATACAAAGTACGGACCAAATCAACATTATACATGGCATTGGGATGTTGAATTTGGCTGGCAGAAATATATAAGAAAGATCTCAGCATCTCTGCTTCTTTCAGATCCGAGTGAATATGAAGGTGGAGAGTTAGAGATCGTAAACAACGGAAACTTTGAAGACAAAGTTTCGTTTAAACCGAATAAAGGTGATATCGTATTCTTCGCTTCATGGATGCCACATCGAGTGAAGCCAATCACTTCTGGTTTTCGTAAGAGTCTTGTAGCATGGGTAATGGGTGAGAGAGAATGTTGAGTTGGAATCCTTTTAAAAAGAAACCTATTATTGAGTTTTATTGCCATCGCGATGATGTTGAGGCATTACCTCAGCCAAAGCCTGCGGCAAAATATATGCCAGAATGGTATAAAAGAATTCCTCCACTGATTACAGATGGAAGAGATGATCGTGATTGGTCAGGATCTCATAGCTTTACTGCAAAAAAATGCATGCCGATGATCGACGCAATGTCATTAGGATATGTCATTCCTCTTATCGGCGACTTGACAGTCAGATCAAATCACGACTGCAGTACAATTGAAGTCACGTCTTCTCCACAGATCAACGTATGTGAGTTTCATGACATTCGACAACTTGGAGAAAGATCTGCTCCTGGATTTCCTGCACCTCCTTTGAAGTTTGTCAATCCATGGATTGTAAAGACTGCTCCGGGTTGGTCGACTCTTTTCATAGCTCCGATTAATAACTTTGAAAGCCATTTTACATGTCTGTCAGGATTAGTTGATACAGATACATATCCAAAAGAAGTCAATTTTCCTGCAATCTGGCACACTCCAAATGCCGACGTGCTTTTACTTGCTGGTACACCTTTAGTCATTGCCATTCCAATTAAGCGTGATGCTGTTCCATCAAAGCCCAATATTCGAAACATGAAAGAAGATGAACATCACTTAATTAATATCATATCAAAGATGCAAAACACTCGAAGAAGCGTATATACAAAAGAATTGAGAGTACCAAGAAAATGAAAAACTTGTTTTCTTTATTAAAACCAAAGAAAGATATTGAATTCGTAGATACTAAGAAGTTATCTTATCATAACTTTTCTGTTGAACGAGCGATTGATGTTCCAACAAATACTCGCAAGGTTCAACAAGACAAGTATGGCAAGCATCTGATGCCATACTGTCCGGGAATTTTAGACTATGCTCAATTTGGCTATATCATTCCGGCGTGGGTAGACATTCATATTATGGCAAATAAAGCTGGTACTTCTTGGTATCTTGGAGACAGAGGACCGAGAGGAGATCGCGGATTTGACAATGGCGTAAAGATGGATGAAAAATTTGTAGAAGGCGCATTTACTCCAATTGGAATTGATCCTACAGCAATCTTATTTCCATCTCCTTGGAAAATTTTTACTCAAAAAAACATTAGCGCATTGTTAATGCCTGCATTTTATCATTCTACTTTTCTTGAAGATCTATACATAACTCCTGGTTTGGTAGACTATAAGAGTTTCCATATTACAAACTTCATTTGCATGCCGAAAAGAGAATGTAACGTTCACATTAAAGCGGGAGAACCTTTGTTGCACGTCATTCCTTTCCTCAATAAAGATATTACTGCTTCTGTTGGCCCAGCTTCAGATGAGATGATAGATAAAACTATGAATCTAATTCCCGGAGATGATAAGCAATACTATCGAAAGTATATGGGAATAAAAAAGAAATTTAATATGCAAAAAGAAGAGAATAAACAATGAACATTTTTGTTTCAGTATGCTCGTATCAAGATCCTTTACTTCCTCATACCATCAAGAGTATGATGCAAACCAAATCCAATCGGAATAATGTAGTCTATTCGATCTTCGAGCAAACTCGTTATGAAGATTCGTTGGCGTGCACAGAACCTGTGCTTGTAAGTCGAGATGATGTCATCTATAAAAGAATCGATCCCGAATACTCTGATGGTTGTGTTTGGGCAAGATATATTAATATGTTAAATATCACAAACGAGTATGACTTCATTTATCAAGTCGACTCACATATGTTACATGATATGAATTGGGATCGAGCTCTGATTGAAGATTATAAGAGAGCGATGGATATGTGTGAAACCAATAAAGTCATCATTACTGGATCATGTAAATCATTTATAATTGAAGAAAAAGACGGAGAGATTAAAACTTATCTTTGTCAAGAAGAAAATGATGCTTGTCAAGTCAAGTATTATACTATTGATCCGGATACTTTGATTCCAGATGTACATGGAGACGCGATTCCATCGACTGATATGCCAAGACCGGCGTTTCATATTATGGCAGGAAACTTCTTTACGCATGTCGATTGGATTGACAATGTCGGATTAGATCCAAAAGTCTTCTTTGTAGGAGAAGAAGTCATGATGACGATGATGTCATACGCTGCTGGATATAAAATGTTCCATCACAGTAAGATGGTTTCATATCACTTAGAAGACACGAGTAATTGGCATACGAAAACTCCGCCAGAAGATGCGAAAGCTGCGCGAAGAAGAAAAATACTTTCAGAGATCGGTCGTTGGCAATGGAAAAAATATCTTGAGGCATGCAGAGAAGATCTTCTTTCTGAATTCCACAAAGAATTTGGTGTAGACTTTATTAATCTTGATATTGAAGATCGTGCTCGAACTTATAGTCTTGACGTTGTTCCAGGTAAAATTGATCTTCTTGCTATTTCGAAGAAACCGAAGAAGAAAGTGAAATTGCCGAAAACTCTTTTTATGAGTGAAGATGAAGAATGATCGTTTGTTCTCTTCCACGATGTGGTGCTACTCGTTTTTGCTTGGATCTCCAAGAGAAAACAAGTTTACCATTTGTGGGAGAGTTACATCCTGTTCACATTCAAAGTAATAGAAAACAACTTACTCACGAAACTAAGCATCAAACAAATTTTACGCAAGATTCGTTTGCCGACTTGTTACAAGATCATAGTGAACACATCGTACTTGTAAATCAACACTCGTATCTTTTAGCCAATCAGGCAAGTTTCTTTATACTTCGTAAAAATATGAGAAACGCTGCTTTAAGTATGGCAAATTATTTGCTAAAAGTATATCCCGAATTAAAACCCAATGCCATTCGTTTTAATATTGGTTTGATGTATAATGATTATCGTGCACTCGTCGCGTATTTAAATAAATACCAAAAAGAAGTTGTTTGGTACGAAGATTATTATGGTATCGAAGACACACATATGCCTTTACTTGATTCGTATCCTGGCAAAGAGTCTATTATAAAAGAGATTGATTCGTATTATGAATCTAAAAGTTCATAAAAGATATGTGCTTACATTCGCGCAATTAGCAGGCCCATTTATTACAATCTGGGCTCTGATTCAATATGCAACTTTTCCATGGATAATTGTTTCACTCACAGCGTTCTTTTTGATGAGAGTAATAGGTGGATCGATTACGTATCATCGAATCCACAATCATCGTACGCATACAATGAATCCTATCGTAGAATTCATATGCACGGCATTCGGATTCTATGGTTCATTTGCTTCGCCGCTTGAATTCTGTGTATCGCACGACAATCATCACAAGTATCATGACACTCAGAAGGATCCGCATCCTTACCATTTGCAAGGTTGGAAAATACTTTTTCCAATTCTTTGGAATAATGACACGAATCAAATAAATTTGAAAACAACAGTCAGACTGATTCGTAATAAGATTACCAATTTCTTCTATGAAAAATACTGGATTTTGTTATTCTTACCGTTTCTATTGTTATTCATATCGTTACCAGCATACTTGTTTATTTACATTGTTCCTGCTACATTGTCGATATGGTCAACAGCGATCGCATCTCTAAATCATGATATAAATGGCCCAAAAGATATGGGATTTTGGTACGGAATTATTAGTGGTGGAGAACATATGCATAAACAACACCACGAACAACCATTTGATACAAGCAAAGAAGGTTGGATAAATACCATCGCAGACATAATAGCTACAAAGAGAGTTAAGATATGAATATTGTTTATACTGTTATAAATGATTTGTCAGAAATAGATTTTGATGACTTGTATGAAAGATCAAAGGATGCTATTGATGCGAATTGGCCGGAAAATTCTACATTAACTGACGCCGAACGAAAAACCAACATGCGCACATTAATTGAAAGCGGAATTAATAATGAGTGGCCAGGATTAAATCCTCATGGCGCAAATGATACTTATATTATGATAAGAGCTTTTGATACTGTAGCTGGAAAAGATATGGGATTTGTAAGCGGGTTTATCCTTGAAAATGGAACATTAGATGGCAGACATTCACTCACTGCTCCGGATGAAAACGGTTCTAGAAATTACGTTTTTAATCAAGAAAATGTAACAGCCAAAAATAATTTTAATATTGAAATTGGTATAACTAAACATTTGTATAGAAATATTCCTGCAAATTCAATCTTTCATAGAACTTTGCGTATGCGAGCAAACGCAGCAAACTATGAACTTTTAGAAGACGTAGATTCTCCAACGCACGGGCCAAATTTTAGAAATATATTAATACAATTAAATCTATGAAGTTTTTATTGAATGTAGGAGCCGAGAAATCTGGCACTACTTGGTTATATGAGTATTTTAAAGAACACCCAGATTTCTATGATATGGGAAAAGAACTGAATATTATTCAGAGAGACGATTTAGTTCCTGTCTTAGAAGATGTAAGCGAATATAGAAAAGACATAGAGTCTTTTTTTCGGGCTGTTTCAAATATAAATCAAGTCACAGGCGACTTCACACATTATGAAGGCTCGAGTGAGAACATCTTTCGACTTATTAAAAACGGTTTACTAAAATACGATATCGAAGTAGTACCAGTTTATATTATGAGAGATCCTATTCAGAGGAGTTGGTCTTCTTGGAATATGATTGGAGGAGGTAAAATTCCAAATCGGTCGTTAGCTTCACGATTTATCATGAGCAATTTCATATCATGTAAATATAAAGAAACTATCGAAGCTTTGGACAGTGTGTTCGCAAATCCGCTCTACTTCTTTTATGAGGATTTTTTTACTCAAACCAATATCAATCAGATATGTGACGAGTTAGAAATTTCTCGACATCCAGCAGAATGTGATAATAAAGCAGGAGCTTCTTCCTATAAGAAAATGCCAAACAGTTTCGTCAAGGCTTTTGGTAAATCTTTAAAGAATAAAGAGGCTGCTAAATATGTTTTTGAAAGATTTGAAAATGTACCATGGAAACTCGAGGATTATTCGTAGATCTACTCTCGATGAAGATATTCGCTTAACTTTTCTTGAAGGTTTAAATAGGCATACGAACATGCATTACTTTGATCGTAATGCGCCTACAAATAAAACAGATGAAGCTGTGCTTGAATTTCTCGACAGAGAACAGTTTAATTGTAACAAAACTCATATTGAATATTGGTATCAGGCGTATAAATCTTCTGGAGATTTGTGGCCTCATGTAGATTTTAATGAAAAGCTTCGGCACAGAATTGAGGCTGGAGAAAAGTTGAAACCAGAAGAATTAATGTCTCCAATTACCATATCGTGTTACTTAGAAGCAATCGATCTTGAAGGCGGAGAATTTTGTATTTCTGAAAGAAGTTGGTTAGACTATGAAAAAGAACTGAGCCCTCCGGAAGTTTTAAAAGAAGAATTGTTAAAATATACACACGAGTCTTTTCAACCTACCGAAGGTGCGGTCTTATACTTCGAAGGCAGTCGATACTACCATTGGGTCAATGAAATCAAAAGCGGCTCTCGCAAGAGCATACTCATCAATTTCTGGGACAATTGTAGTCTTAACTCCACTTCGCCCAATTAATTTCTAATGTCTATATTACCAGAAATAGAAATACGATGTTCGTCTGAAGTTTGAAACGGATATACCTGATGCTTAAGATAATTTGGAAACATAATAAGAGAACCTTCCCATGTCTTATCAATATCTAATTGAGTCGTACTAATTCCACCGTCTAATGAGTTATAAATGAATTCAAACTTTGATGCAACTTTATAGTTTGATTCTCTTACATTTGGCATATTTAATTCCTCTTCTAAATCATAAGGAATTGCAATCCATATCACCCATGAAATAGCTTTGTGGTGAAAATGTATTGGATTATATTCGTGTTTCTTCTGAAAATTTACCCAAGCATCATTATCAATGACATAATTATGATTTTCATAAAAATTAAATTTTCTTCTATATTCAAGAAACGTTTGCTCTATGCATTCTCTAAACTGCCCGTTAATAACATACTGAAATTCTGTTTCTAATTGCCCAGCTAAATTAGTATTGTATTTTTCCGGATTATTATCAACTTGCTTTTGCAAGTCACAAGTCAACTCAGCAAAAATAGAAACTGGAATTCTTGTTTTAAGAACTCCTGGGTTATAAAGTTTTATTTCTGAAAATTCTAAGTTCATAATTTCACCGATAATAATTTAGTTAATAGTAATTGTAGAGGTGTCTTTACATATGCTCATAGTACCTTCGCAACAGATATTCCAATCTTGACCTGTCTTTGCCCCACGGCTTGGAACATTAATGATAACATTTTTACATAGATATTCTTTACCATCTTCGAAAACGCGCCAGACATGATCTTCTGTCCCGCGATTAGGTTGTCCTCTTGATTGATTGAATCTTATCATAAACTCAGACATATTAGATTATTTCTGCTGTTGCATCATATACTATAGGTTCAATGTACGGACGTGTACCAATGTTCATGTGAATAAATTTGAAAGGTTTGGTTGATGTGTTACGAGTAAAGCTATGCGGTAGCCAGGAATTTGCAAACATTAGTTGACCAGGAACTGGCGTAAAATTAATAGACGATGTTGCTGTGGTAATGTTAGAAGAATTATGTTCGTATAGTGGTAACATAAGTTTCATTGGTCGCGGATCATGAATCACCATTCGCGGAGGATCTTTCGGGCACTCTAAAAAATAAAAAGCAACTAACTGACAGTCGCTGTGATTATGATACTCCATTGATGAATACTTATGGTGTTCTTGACTCCAACATTCGGTAAGATAAGTCGAAAGTCCATTCATGTTGTATCCTTGATCGCTCAAAAGATTCCATGCTGTGTTTAATGTGTACTGTATCAGTGGAAGAAGATCTTCTTCGTTAGACACATCTGCTTGCACGACTGGATATACATCGTTTATTTTTGTTATTTTGCGCGCGGCCCTTAACGCCGCATTTGATGCTGCTCTTGAGAAATCAAGAAGTTCTGGCTTCATAATACTATAGATAGGTGAGCTAAAATACTGCCACTGATCAAGTATGTCTGTCATAATAAAATCCTTATGTTATGTATATTGGGAAAGATCAGCCTCTATCACTGTATCTAAAAACAGTCGGTTTCCAATCTTATTCCAACCACTGTTGACTTGATAAAATATATTTAAACCGTTGTTCAAACCATACTGAATAGCCCAACTAAGTATTTCGGCTGTTAGCGGAGCGCCTGCTTCAAGCAGTTGTAAAAAGCTAAGATCAGGATTTTCGTGTTGTCTCCAAACCATAATTACGTTTGATTCGTCTGGTTTCATCCACATCGGAATAGTATCAAGACCGAGTGGAAACTTTTCATTTCCTAACCATACACAGCTAAACGATTTGCACGGATTCTCAGGTCGTTGTTCATGTATCGAACATCCTTTTGTAGTTACAAAATGACATTTCCTTCCTGGCCAAAATTGATGGCCAAGAGCTTCTCCAGTTAACCAACCGCAGCACTTCGTGCAACTTCCACATTCTCTTGTCATATTATCTCACTTAAATTGAGGACCAGCTAACCATACTACTAGAGTTTTACGAATGCCTTTTGTCACAGGAGTTACTCTGTGTAAAATAAAGGACGGGAATGCAACTACTAAACCTTTTTGTTTTGTGACTTGAGTCGGCACGGGTGCATCAAATATCTCAAGATCTCCCCCCTCGTATTCAGAAGGATCAGATAATTGTATTACAAGAGATAATTTGCGAGGCGCATTCGTTGCATTTCCACCTCTGTCAAGATGCCACGTATAATGATCGTCTTTTCCATCGTATATAGTATACTGAAAGTCCTCTACAAATCCCCATATATCTAGATTGAAGAATTCACCGTTCAGTTGTCTTGCTATGAAAGCAATTCTATCATATATAAAATTAGTCTCGGGCGTAAGATTTATCCAACCTATTTTAGATGATCTAACTGCTTCTTCAACTTTACTATCAGGTCCAACACTAGCAGATTTGATCGTGAGACTATCACCAATACTAACTATTTTATCGATCTCTTCTTCAGTAAAACCATCACGCCATGATGCAAAAGAAATTTCTGGTATACCTAACGATGGAGAAGGAGCTATTTGATATACTGCCATTATTTACGCTCCCAAATATTATCTCGATAATGGGATTCATGACTTTGAAGCTTTCTACGTGTACCTTTGAGTGCTTTCAGTTCAGTTTCATTGAATGCTCTACATACATTTTTCGAAAACAAAGTATCTCTTTTAATTGGAATAACCTGCATTAACGGTGTACCAGCAGGTAGAATACCTTTAAAATTGGGTTCGTTCCAAACAAATGGAAAGTTAATAAACTCAAAATAACCATCGCAGTCTACCATACCCGAAAAACAAGTAAATCTTGGATCAGGTCTATTTAATGGTGGAACAAACAACAGTGAGTATCCTTTCGGGCAGTTGATTGCCCACCAGTTCATGAATTTAATTGGAGGTTTTGGTAAATGTGGAGCGGGGCATTTGTCAGATGTTACTTGCCACTGTAAATGATTCTCGATCATTGCTCTCGGATATTTGCTGTTGTATTCAATGAACGAACAATCTTCATTCGAAGTGATTTCAACATCAGCAACGAGTGGAATAATCCAACCCGTGATCATCGCATCAAGAAAAGGTGGGCATCTTTTGAGAGTAGATTGATCAAAGCCTACATCCTTCTTCATTGGCAAAGCTTTATACCATTCTGGTATCAGTTTGCGGGCAGGATAAGGTTCTGGTATATTTCCTAAATCATCATCATAGCAAAGAAATTCTAGTTTAGGCTCATTCTTTTCAAAAAACGAAAACATCAATTTTGTCCATTTCCAGGTTTTTCATAGTGTATTCCACCAGATTCAATAAATTTTTTACATTGCTCGACGTCGCTCGCACCTCTCAGAATATGATCATCATGCAAACTAAAATGTAAGCTTGAGATCCATATTCTGAGATGTGGTGGAAGTTTGTCATAGCAACGCATTACCAATGCCATTCTTTGTATGTTAACATGTTCCAAATGAATGACTCTATTATATATATGTAAATTACAGGGCTGCTAGTTCGACTAAGTTGCTCTCTGTGATGGCATCTAAGCCAATCAATGCTTGTTTGACTGCGGTAAAATCGTCATGTTTTTCATCGTAGATGACAAATGGAAAATCAGTAAATTCTCCAATATCCCATGTATTTAGAGCATTGAATACAGATTCGTATTGACTACTATCGTTGTATGATAAATGAGTAAACTCAATGTTATTATCCTGTAGCCACTGATAGGCTGCAGCAGAGTCGTTGCCACCTGTCGTAGTCAAACCAGTATAAAGATAAACGTCTTTAATTCCTACTAGCATGTATTGTTTCCTTTTTGTTATTTGTGCTAAAATGTTACACTCATCGTACCATTAGCGCTGCCTGTTCCAATATTTATAGAAACTATTTGATATGGGTATACTTTTACTGATACTGAATTTGTCGTAGTACCAATATTACCAGCGTTTCCTGATGCTCCAGGATTTGATGTGCCGGCTGTTCCGGCGGTCGCTCCAGTTCCAGCACTACCTGCTGTGCCAGTATTTCCTGCTGCTCCTGCGCCTCCTGGATTTCCAGCCGCACCATTTGTAGCTCCAGTTCCAGCTGCTCCTGTTGTGCCAGCATTACCAGCAGCTCCGGCACCGCCTGGGTTTCCAGCCGCACCATTTGTAGCTCCAGTTCCTGCATTGCCAGTCGCTCCAGCATTTCCTGCTGCTCCTGCACCTCCTGGATTTCCAGCTGCACCATTTGTAGCTCCAGTTCCTGCATTGCCAGTCGCTCCGGCATTTCCTGCAGCGCCGGCATTACCAGGACTTCCTGCTGCTCCTGGATTTGCTCCAGTTCCTGCCGCTCCTGTTGTACCAGCATTTCCGTTGGCTCCTGCACCGCCTGGACTTCCTGCTGCTCCTGGATTTGCTCCAGTTCCTGCCGCTCCTGTTGTACCAGCGCTTCCTGCAGCGCCGGCATTACCAGGACTTCCTGCTGCTCCAGCGTTTGCTCCAGTTCCTGCGGCCCCAGTATTTCCAGCACTTCCATTGGCGCCTGCATTACCAGGACTTCCTGCTGCTCCAGCGTTTGCTCCAGTTCCTGCGGCTCCTGTATTTCCTGCGCTGCCTGGTGTTCCTGCATTACCTGAACCACCGGCAGCGCCCGAAAGAAGTCCTCCATTGCCGCCTGCGCCGCCGTTGCCGTTAGTAGCACCACTTATGTTGCCTGAATTACCCGCGGTACCAGCATTGCCGGCGCCGCTACCACCTTGCTTTAAAGTCCAACCCGATGCTCCGCCTCCGCCTCCGCCGCCTCCGCCGCCTCCGCCTACACCAGCGTTGCCAGGAGATCCGGAGTTACCCGCCGTACCACCAGCTCCTCCTGCACCACCGGCGCCATTTGTTCCTGGGTTACCAGCATTGCCAGTGGCTCCTGGATTCCCAGCATTTCCTCTTGCACCGCCTGCACCACCAGCACCGTTATTTCCTGGATTACCAGCATTGCCAGTGGCTCCTGGATTACCAGCATTACCAGCAGCACCGCCTGCACCACCAGCACCGTTATTTCCTGGATTGCCGGCATTACCAGTGGCTCCTGGATTACCAGCATTACCACCAGCTCCTCCTGCACCACCAGCCCCATTGGTGCCAGGATTGCCTGTTCCTCCAATACCACCAGATGTCCCAGCTGTACCACCAGCACCACCAGTTCCTGCAGCTCCATTATTACCGGGATTGCCTGTTCCTCCAATACCTCCGGAAGTACCGGCCGATCCTCCGGCGCCGCCTGTACCAGCAGCTCCATTGTTACCGGGATTGCCTGTTCCTCCAATACCACCAGATGTCCCAGCTGTACCACCAGCACCGCCAGTTCCTGCAGCCCCATTATTTCCGGGATTGCCTGATCCACCTGGATTTCCAGAAGTTCCGGCCGAGCCAGCTGCTCCGTTTGTAGCATTTCCTCCAGCCCCACCAGTACCACCGGTTCCACCTGGAAAATTAGCTAAGGAACCAAACGTTGAAACGTTGCCTGGGTTTCCACTTGATCCCGGATTTCCGTTTGCTGCGCCAGTCCCAGCATTACCAGCAGCTCCGGCACCGCCTGGATTTCCTGCTGCTCCTGGATTAGCTCCAGTGCCAGCATTACCATTTGCTCCAGTATTTCCTGCTGCTCCGGCATTTCCAGGGCTCCCTGCTGCCCCTGGATTAGCTCCAGTGCCGGCATTACCATTTGCACCTGGATTTCCTGCTGCGCCGGCATTACCTGGATTGCCAGTAGATCCAGCGGTTGCCCCTGTTCCTGCATTACCATTTGCTCCAGTATTTCCTGCTGCGCCTGCATTACCTGGATTTCCTGCTGCTCCAGCAGTTGCCCCTGTACCTGCGGCCCCTGTTGTGCCGGCATTACCATTAGCACCGGCACCGCCAGGACTTCCTGCTGCTCCGGCGTTTGCTCCAGTTCCAGCCGCCCCTGTTGTGCCGGCATTACCATTGGCACCAGCTCCACCAGGACTTCCTGCTGCTCCAGCGTTTGCTCCAGTTCCTGCTGCTCCAGTATTTCCAGCATTTCCATTGGCCCCAGCTCCACCGGGACTTCCTGCTGCTCCAGCAGTTGCCCCTGATCCTGCGGCTCCAGTATTTCCAGCACTTCCATTGGCACCCGCACCACCTGCACTCCCTGAATTACCAGTCACTCCGCTACCGCCGCCTCCGCCGCCGCCACCGCCGCCGCCGCAAACGCACCCCCCAAGATTTGCGCTTCCACCAAAGCCACCATTTCCTCCGCCAGGAGAGCCTCCGGCGCCGCCGGGGGCAGAACAAGGCGCAAATGGGGTGCCAAAACAACCGCAGCCACCGCCCGGACTACCACCGCTACCGGCTCCGCCACCGCAAGGTCGGGCTGAACCTTGTCCGCCGCCTCCTCCCGTACCTGCGCTACCGCCAGTGCCACCAGCACCGCCGGCACCATTATTTCCTGGATTTCCAGAGTTTCCTGTGGCACCTGGATTCCCAGCATTTCCTCTTGCACCGCCAGCACCGCCGGCACCATTGGTACCAGGATTACCAGAGTTTCCTGTGGCACCTGGATTCCCAGCATTACCAGCAGCACCGCCAGCACCGCCGGCGCCATTTGTTCCTGGGTTACCAGCATTGCCAGTGGCACCTGGATTCCCAGCATTACCAGCAGCACCGCCTGCACCACCGGCACCATTAGTACCGGGATTGCCGGAGTTTCCTGTCGCTCCAGCATTTCCAGCAGTACCACCAGCACCGCCAGCTCCGCCAGCACCATTCGTACCTGCATTGCCAGTGGCACCTGGATTCCCAGCATTCCCTGCAGCACCTCCGGCTCCTCCTGGGCCGCCAGCACCGTTTGTGCCAGCATTTCCTGATGCGCCGGGATTTCCAGATGTTCCAGCTGTACCACCAGCACCGCCAGCTCCGCCGGCCCCGTTTGTGCCAGCATTTCCTGATGCGCCAGGATTGCCAGATGTCCCAGCTGTACCACCAGCACCACCAGTTCCTGCGGCCCCATTATTTCCAGGATTACCAGCATTGCCAGCAGTACCAGGATTGCCTGCATTACCAGCGTTTCCATTGCCGCCACGACCAGATATATCTATAGAATATACGCCTGCAGGAACGACGAATGTTGCGGGGGCATTGAATACTTGTGTGGCTGGAGCAGCCTTACCTGAAGCTCTAAATACATTTAATGGCATCGTATAACCTTCTTATTAACCTGTATTTGCAAGAGATAAGGCACCGAGATATGTTGTACCTCCGTCGAGGGTAAAGAAACTGAAGACATCGATTTTATTTGCACCAGTTGACATCGTCGGTGTCGAAGCATTCGGATATTTAACAGAAGCCGGCCACGTGATTATTCTCGATCCCGTGGCGTCTTGTTTACAATGAAGTGTGAAACTGTATGCATTGCCCGATGCAGGAGGATTTGAAAATGTAATTGTAATAGACGCGTTGGCCAATGTCAAATCGAATACGTTGGATAGTGATAAATCTACAGTGTGAGTAGTTGTTGTTATAGTATTGGCAACAACTGCTTCTTTGTATGAAGCAAGCTTAGGATTACTTAACACATTATTTGCCATTGCAACGTTGGCATTAAGAGTAGTAATACCAGCTACTTGTAGCGTCGAGGTTACGTTGGCAAAACCAGTGATCGTAGTATTACCGGCAGCAAGGGTGGTAATTCCAGATGCAGCACCTGCGGCTACAAGAGACGAAACAGCAAGTGGTTGACTGTTTGTAGACCAGCGATCATTTGTTTCATCCCAGACGAACTGAACGTTGGCAGACGTCCCGCGCATGATCTCGAAGCCAGCATTCTCAGTAGGAGGATTAGCTCCAAGATCTGCATTCAGCGTAACAATATTATCACCAACGTCGAGTGTTGTGGTGTTCACGTAAGTTCTTGTACCGGAAACTGTCAGGTTACCCGAGAGTGTAAGATCGGCGATTGATAATGTGGAATTCACATGAATACCAGTCGTATTGACCGTAAGTGTTGGCCCAGCAGTTACTCCAATTGTACCACTAGTTGTAATCGTTCCACCAGAAAGTCCATTAGCCGTGGCGACTGAGGTTACACCTCCACCGGTGGCACCTTGAGCACCTTGAGCGCCTTGAGCACCAGTAACACCTTGAGGTCCAGCAACACCTTGAGCACCAGTTGCGCCAGTTGCGCCTTGAACACCTTGAGCGCCGGCAACACCTTGAGCACCAGTTGCGCCAGTTGCGCCTTGAACACCTTGAGCGCCAGCAACACCTTGAGCACCTTGATCACCCGTTGTGCCTTGAGCACCAGTTGCGCCAGTTGCGCCTTGAACACCTTGAGCGCCAGCAACACCTTGAGCGCCTTGAGCACCCGTTGTGCCTTGAGCACCTTGTGCACCGGTTGCACCTTGAGCACCTTGAGCGCCTTGAGATCCGAGAGTAAGTGAAGCACCATTTAAAGTTGTAACTTGAACAATATCACCAGCAATCGCATTCGATGTAAGCGTTAAGACCGTGGTATTTGTCGTGTTATAGTCAACGGCCGCAATCTGACGCGAACCATTAATGAAGACGCTTTCAAGCCCTAAAGTATATACGAATGTGTTTGATGTGTCGTCTAATCCTGTAAACACCGTGGTATTCGATGTGACAGTAAACGTATAGGTATTCATGGTAGCAGCATTTGCCGTACCGCCTGAGCCCCAATAAACTCCTGTTCCATTCGATGAAAGAACTTGGCCGTTGGATCCAGAAGATCCGTTGGCTACGATCGTAGTGACAGCGAGAGAAGAGAGATTTGAACCAACTTCAAAGATGGCATTCGCAGCATCTGAAGAGAAGACTTTACGGTCAGTTAGGTTGACTGCAAATTCACCGTTATCAATAAAGCCGGAATTTGCTACGTCAGTAGTATTAGCTGTACGACCAGAAATTGTCGTGCGCTTAAATTGAAATTTATTTGCCATTCTCAACCTCTATATAGAGCAACGAAGCGGTTATGTAACCCCTAATATTCTATTTATACAGAAGTATCTTCAGCTTTTTTATTTTTATTTCCAAGCTTTTCAAGATCAACAATTTTTGCTTGAAGACTGGTCATGGTTTTATCGGCCATGACCAGTCTTGTTTCTAGCATGATGTTCTTACTTGTAAGATCATGTACACTCGCGAGTAATCGATTGATGTACTCATTTACAAATTCAGCTTCCATAAATTAGAATGTCCCGCCGTCGAGGGTTGCGTATACAACTGCTGTACCGTTAGACTGAAGCACGAATCCAGTAGAGCCAACAGCTAATTTTCTAAAACCGTTCGAAGAGTTAGCAACTAAAATGTCTTCTGCAGTAACAGTCGCGAGTCCAGTACCACCGCTTGTTCCAGGCAGTGCAGTCGAAAGACTCAATGTATTCGCTGTGATACCAACCGCGAGTGTCGAGTTCGCAGTAAGAGTAACGTTAGTCGCGTTCGAAACCAAACCACCAGAGTTTAGGAATGCTTGTAATGTAGCAGTAGTATAACCGGCTGCTGCAGTGTCTACAGTTGTTGTAGGTTCTGTTTGAGAACCAGCAAAGAGCTTATAAACGCCATCTGTAGCATCACGGAAAAGACCGGTATATTTAGCTCCAGTGGCACCGTATTGACCATAAAGACCGATATCAAGAATGTCGGTTGTTGCGTTTCCGTTTGCAAGCTCGATCAGCGAATCTTGGACTGTCAGGTTGGTAGTATCGATTGTCGAAAGCGTACCGAGAACAGTCAGATTTCCGGAAAGAGAAAGATCTGTAATCGAGAGTGCAGTATTAACATGGAGTCCAGCAGAGTTGACCGTGAGTGTTGAACCAGTGGTAAGGCCAACTGCATCTGCAGTGACATTAATACCGTTAGCAGCACCAACATGAACTCCAGTCGCGTTAGCTGTAAGACCATCACCGCCAACAACGTTGATACCAGCGCCATCAACAGAAATACCGTTAGCAGCTTTGGCAAAGACGCCTGAAGTATTCGATACAATACCGTTGTTTGCTACAACAGCAATCGTGGCTGCACCACCTTCACCAGATGAGGATCCAGAAATACCGTTACCAGCTGTGATAGTAGCAACATAGTCGCCTGATGTACCCGAACCAAGAGCAACGTCGCCTGAAAGTTGCGATGTGGCAATTGAAAGTGCAGCAGCATTGACATAAACGCCCGAGGTATTCGAAACAATCGTACCGTTACCAGATACGACATGCACACCTGTTGCGTTCGAAGCAATACCAGCTCCGGCAACAACAAAAACGCCTGTTGCGTTTGCAGATAGACCGTTATTTGCAATAACGTGTACGCCTGAGGTATTTGAAGCAAGACCGCTATTTGCAACTACAGCAATCGCGTCTGCAGAGACGCTGATACCGTTACCAGCACCAACATCAAGAGTTACCTCGCCAGATGTACCGCCACCAGTAAGACCAGAACCGGCTACGACTGATGTAATATCACCATCTTGAGGTGTTACCCAGTATACAGCTGTTCCGTTCGATGCAAGAACTTGTCCTGCAGTACCATTTGTGCCATTTGCATTAAGAGCAACGTTAGTTCCAATATTGATCTGTGTGGCATTTGCTACGAACGCCGTACCAACACTCACAATCGCTGCGTTCACGGTGCCTGTAGAGAATACACCGGTGGCATTCGCAACAAAAGAATTAGAACCAACGACGAAGTTACCGCCAGAGCCAGCAAGAACGCCGCCGGCAACAGACAGTTTATTATTGGTATTATCAAACGTAAAGTCTGCGTCTCCGGCTAATGCGCCAGAATTATTAAATTGAACTTGTGTATTTGAACCAGATACGCCAGAAGTAGGAGTTTCCCAATAAGCGGCTGTTCCATTTGAACTCAGTACTTGTCCGTTGGTACCCGTCGAACCATTGGCTGTAACTGTTGTCACAACAGCGTTAGCAACAATAATCTTGTCGATACCAGAGGTACCATTCGCAACGAGTGCTTGGTTGGCGGTCAGTATACCAGGATTAAATTTACCGGCAATGGTGATCGAAGCACCATTCGAACCAATAAATAAGTGATCGCCATTTGCTGTAAACGCTAATTCACCGTTAGCTAATGTTGGCGCATCAGCTGTCGTTAACGACCTTTTAATTTGAATTAAATTGTCTGCCATTTGGCTATTCCTTTTAGGTTAAAATGATCCGCCGTCGAGATCTACTGCTAGATCCGCGAATGACAGTTGTCTCACCTCATATTTATCATTTTGAGAATTGTAGATTAATGTAGCGCCATTGGCGGCTTCAACGACGCTGACGTCGAGTATGTTTTCAATACTTCGTATTTCTTGAATTTGATTTTTCAGAGTAATAGGACCAGCAGATGATAATCTGCCGTTGTTATTTGTAATTGTAGCGACTAAACGAGATGCACCTGCCATTATCTTGTAACTCCTGGTGTAACTGTGACGATACCTTCAACAAGACGAGAAACTGTTCCGCTGCCATCAGTCAACTCACAGTCATATACGTATCTTCCGGCTGTAAGGCCATTTGTGGTATTTGCCGACATCGAAAGAGCGACGACGCCAGTCACAGCAGTAATCGAAACTGTAAATGCGGTTTGAGCGGTCGAAGTATAATGCTTACGCATCTGAGCGGCACCTGTAAATCCTGTAAGATTTACGATGTTACCATTTTCATCAGTCACATCAATAGACGTAGCAAATGAAGTGCCTTGATCGATAATGATATTTGCTTTCAGTGCCATTTAATTCTTCCGCTATGTTTATTCAAAACTATAAGATGTTACAGTTATCACCCAATATTTAGTTTCTGCACCATTTGATGCTGATACGTTAAACGTTTGTTCATTGAAACCACCTGTATAAGCTGCTACAAGTTCAATTGATGAAGCACTTCCTCCACTTGCAACACTGGCGTATCCACTAAATCCATCTCCTCCAGTATAAGTCCAAACTACGCTTGAAGAAGCTGTGATAGTATAACCTGCTTGGGAACCATACGCTTCGGCAGTGTCAAAAGTCGGAGATGATATTGTGCCGCCCACGGGACTAAAAGTAACTAAGGCTACATCTGCATACGGACGTATTCCTACATATTGCCACGTAGATCCATTCCACATTTTAACGGCGGCAAAATCTTGGCTCCCGACCCACGACGAGCCGTTCCAATATTTAACAGGTTTAGCAGATAGGAACGTTAGCGGCACTTATTATTCTCCTGGCTTAGATGGCCAAACAACGTCTGCTGCATTTGTATAAGTCTGAGGAAGATCTCTTAAAGTTTGACGATATGTAGCCCAAGCAGTTTTATCTCCAGGCCAATCTGCCATTTGAGTATAGTCAGATAAAGCTAGAAGATTATTTCTTTTCGATCTAATTTGTTCCCAAGTAATTACCACGACTCGATCTTGCAAAACAAGATTTCCTTGTGATAAAACCAATTCTTTATTTTGCATATTCATACCATGGAGAAACTGCTGGTGTTGCTCTGCGGTAATTTCAACAATATCTTGCGGCAATGACGGATACCCAAAATCAGTATCGTAAAAACCTTTTGTTGTTGGGCTGTAGTAAATTGTCATTTTATTAATATCCCATTGCTAACCAGTAACCGGTATGAGAACTTTCATCTCCGTTAAACCAACTGAAACCAGTTGTTGATACACTAAAAATGGTTGCACCTTTAGAAGCCTGTCCAAATACGCCTGTATCTCCTACGCCATTCATCACAGCTCGGGCAACCGCGGTGAACGATGTTGGAAATGATCCAGATCCTGTAGTATTTGGAGTAACAGTTACTGTTCCCCACTGAATAATTGCTCCGTTTGGCAACTTAGTCCATCCATTTGACGAGAGACTTTGTGTATATCCTGTAGTTCCTGCAGTGTCAATCCAGATATCACCAGCCGCTGAAGCAGTAGGTTGAGTCGCTGTTACAAAAACTTGGCCGCCACTTGTAAATCCTGCGGTGACGTGTCTTAGAATAGGCGCGACAGCACCAGATGCACTTCCTTGGGCACCTTGTGGTCCGGTTGCACCTTGAGCACCTGTTATACTTGAACCTGCCGCGCCTTGAGCACCAGTTGCACCTTGTGCTCCGTTTATTCCAGGAGATCCTTGAGGACCAGTTGCACCTTGAGCGCCTTGTAATCCTTGAGCACCTTGAGGACCAGCAACTGAAGATGCTGCACCTTGTGCACCTGTAAGGCCTTGCGGTCCCTGTGGTCCTTGGATACCTTGCAAACCTTGGGCGCCTTGAGGACCGGCAACGGTTGAAGCAGCACCTTGAGCACCAGTTGTTCCTTGCGGTCCCTGAGGTCCGATAATTCCTTGTGCACCTTGTGGTCCCGTCGGTCCTTGAACCGAAGGTCCTTGTGGTCCTTGAGAACCAGTTGTTCCCTGTGGACCCTGGGAACCAGTTATTCCTTGCGCGCCTTGTGGACCAGGAACTGTCGAAGCTGCGCCTTGAGCACCAGTTGGTCCTTGAGAACCGGTAGATCCTTGTGCACCTTGAGCACCAGTTGCACCTTGCGCACCTTGAGGTCCAGCAAGTTGCGTCCACACCAAGTTAGCTGTCGCTCCACTTGATGCAAGGACGAAACCTGTTGTTCCAGCAGATTGTGTAGGTAGAAGGTTATTGATCGATCCGCCTGTACCGCCTCGAGATGTAGGAAGTGTACCGACAGTAATAGCAGATGCATCAACAAATACGCCTGCCGCGTTTACTGTTAAACCAGCATTCGCTACAAAACTAATCGTAGGATTTCCAGAAACGCCGTTGCCGTTTGTTACGCTAATGCCGTTCGTAGAAGCAATCGATACCGTAGTACCTGTTCCTGTACCAGTTCTGACTACGATACCATTCGCCGAGATATTGTATACGGTGTTAGCATTGCTTGCTGTACCAGTATAGAGCGACGAGTTAACGCCTGCTCCACTCGGGAAATTCACCGTATTTGTAACGGTGATATTGTTTGCAAAGACATCAAAGCGAGCAGTCGTAGTACCAAGTGCACCACCGTTTGCATCTGGTCGTAGTGTTCCATAAGATGTCGTATTAAATACGAAAGCATTGAAACGGTTTGAAGTATTACCGAGTGGCTGCTGATCTGCAATCAGAAGAACCCCGCCTTGACCGATGGTAACGTTGGCGTATACAAGAGAACCATTTACTACAAGGTTACCAGATACAACAAACAAGTCGTTTTTAAAGTGCGCGTTGGCTTCTACGTCGACACGATCATAGAAGATCGCGTTGCCAGAAGCAACTAGACCGTTATCAACCTTAAATCTATTATTTGCGCCTGACATATATTACCTTACTTAATGAATTGAGCAACAACTTTTGCAGCCGTGCTAGATCTTGTTTGATTGACATATACTCTTACGTTTGCAGTAGCCACGTTCGCAGAGAAAGTACCAAGTAAGCTGACTCCGGAATTAGCTGCAACAGGTGAAGAAACCGTACCATATGTTGTAAGCTGCGCAGTCGAATTATCATGAGCAAGTAGTACTTCAGAGATCTGTGTATTACCAGCATTTTTCAATTGAATGAGAAGTTTAGCAGTGCTATAGTCTGCCTTTGGATATTCGAAGACAAGAAGATCTGAACCAGTCGTAGCTCCAAGATTTCCGTTTGCAAAGATATCAACTACGTGCTCAGTCTTGAAAGTCACGATGTTTGCATGTGTAGCAGGACCAGTCACTGCGAGCGTATTCGCTAGAGCAGTTGCTCCTGTTACTCCAAGAGTACTCGAAAGCGTTGTAGCTCCAGTTACAGTGAGCGTATTCGAAAGATTCGTATTTCCTGTAACCGTCAGCGTATTTGCAAGAGCAACGTTCGAACTGACTGTCGCAGCACCTACAACAACAAGATGGCTTGTCGGCGTAATGGTAAGATTCGCAGATGCAGTGATCGATCCATTACCAATCGCCGTATTAAACGTTGCATTCCCAACAAGAACCGTAGTAGCATTTGCAACGACATTCGCTCCGACTGCAACAACTGTTTGGTTAGCAGTAACAATACCTGCAAAGAATCCTGTCGGTGTAACGTTAGATGTCGACGTTGAGTTGACAATGCTAACAATTCGAGTATTCGCTAAAACGGTATTACTACCTTCTGCGGTGAAGAATCGAAGCGATGTTAACTCAGAAGCGTTAAGCGTATTACCTACAAATACTCCGCTACTATTTGCTACAACGTTACCAATCGCACCTGTTCCAGTGATTTGCACTGTACCACCATTGGTAGCATTTGCCGTGACGTTTGCGCCGAGCGAGATCTGAATAGTATTGGCAGTAAAGATGCCAGTTTTAAATGCGTTCGGTTCGATGTTTGCAGTGGCACTCGAGTTAGCGATGCTAATGATTCGAGTATTTGCAAGAGTGGTGTTTGAACCTTCAGATGCAAGGAAACGAACTGATGTGACTTGTGAAGAGTTTAAAGTATTACCTACATGCAGGCCACTACTATTTGCAACCGTATTGCCGACCGTACCAGTTCCTGTTACTTGGATCGTGCCGCCGTTGGTAGCATTCGCAGTGACATTGGCACCAAGTGAAACTTGAATGGTGTTAGCTGTAAAGATGCCTGTCTTGAAACTGATAGGATCAATATTTGCAGATGATGTTGTATTGGCAATGCTAATGATCTGATTGTTTGCGAGTACGGTATTGCTACCTTCTGCGGCAAAGAATCGAACACTCGTCATCTGACTGTTCGTAACAGTATTGCCTACATATAGGCCGCTGCTATTTGATACACTGTTACCTACTGCTCCGGATCCTGTGACTTGGATCGTACCACCATTCGTGGCATTAGCAGTGACATTGGCACCTAATGTAATCTGAATCGTGTTCGCTACAAACAATCCAGTGCTAAAGCTAATTGGATTCATCGTAGCAGTGTTAGTGCTATTCGCGGCAACAACTGCGAATGCAGTTGCTGTTGTATTCGTGGTCGAGTTCGA